TTCTTGAGCGTGTTGCCTCAGGCGAAACTGTAATTACTGGTGCTAACGTTAACCCAGAGTTTACTACAGCATCTACATTTACTATTACAGCAACACAACCTGGCACATACACCGTTGCTAGCCCAGTAACAGTAACAGTTAACAGTCTTGACAGCGATCCTGCAACAGCCGCTGATTTCCAACAGGCAGTCAGCCAAGCCAATATTCCAAATGTTAGTGTTGCTATTAATAGTTCTGGAGCATTGGTATTCAACCATGCAACAGGTGGTGATATCTACCTGGTAGATGGAACACATACTCCATTGGTTGCGGCCGGATTTACAACCAGTGTATCAGGTATCCGCACAAATTATGTTGCCGGTTCTGCTTCTGGGTTAACTTTGAGTAACTGGGTAGGCTCTCCTACATTTACATATATTGCAGCAGGTAGCCCACCATCTATAGATCCAGCCAATGGAACATTGTGGTATTATAGCGATGCTACCACAGCTGACATTATGATTCAAGATAACGGCACATGGCAAGGTTATCAAAACGTTACCAACGATGTTCGTGGTTACGATTTGAGTTTGACCAACGCTGCTGGTCCTATATTCAGTGCCACTGCACCAACAACACAAACCAACACCGCAGAAAGCCCATTGGCCTACGGCGACTTGTGGATCAACACAAGCGATTTGGAAAATTATCCAGTGATCAGTCGTTGGGAAAATGTTAGCGGTCAAGATCAGTGGGTTCAAATTGACAACACTGACCAAACCACAATCAATGGCGTATTGTTTGCAGATGCACGTTGGGCTCCAAATGGCACAACCAATCCGATCTCAGATCCTATCCCACCAATTGCTACAGGTAGCACACCGTTGATCACTAGCGACTACTTAGATTTAGATGCACCAGATCCGTTGCTATACCCACAAGGTATGTTGTTATGGAACACACGTCGTAGCGGTTTCAATGTTAAATCTTTTGAAGTTAACTATTTTAATGCTACAACATATCCATATCCAGCTGTATTACCTAGTCAAACCAATGCTTGGGTAACAGCCAGTGGCAACCGTGCAGATGGTGCCGCTAATATGGGACGTCATGCTCAACGTGCTTTAATTGTTCGAGCATTAAGAGCAGCCATTGATACTAGCACACAATTACGTGAGCAACAAGCACAGTATAATTTAATTGCTTGCCCACAGTATCCAGAACTGGCACCTAACATGGTTGTTCTCAACAACGATCGTGGCGATACAGCATTCAGTGTTGTTGATACGCCATTGCGTTTAGATCCAACAGAAATTGTAAACTGGGCTACTAATAACAACGGCCTAGGTCGCCCATATGGTGATGGTAACTTGGCCACTGGCGATGCTTATTCTGGCGCTTTCTACCCAAGTTGCACAACAACTGACTTGACTGGAAATGAAGTGGTCACAGCACCAAGCCATATGATGTTACGAACAATTATTCGTAGCGACTCAGCAGCATATCCATGGTTTGCACCAGCTGGCTTACGTCGCGGCGTGGTAGACAATGCATTACAGATTGGTTACATTAATGCTACTACAGGCGAGTTCACATCGTTGGGTGTAAATCAAGGCTTGCGTGATGTGTTATATTCTAACGATATTAACCCAATCACATTTATTCCTGGAACAGGCATTGTAAACTTTGGTAACCACACACTACAAGGAACAGCTACAGCACTTGATCGTATCAACGTTGCACGTTTGGTAGCGTATCTACGTGGTAGACTTGAAATCATTGGAAATCAATACTTGTTTGAACCAAACGATACAATTACTCGTAGTTCAATTCAATCACAGATTTCTTCACTCATGGTTGATCTAGTGAACAAACGTGGTTTGTATGACTATCTAGTTGTTTGTGATACTACTAACAATACTCCTGCAACTATTGATGCTAATGAGTTGTATGTGGATATTGCTATTGAACCAGTTAAGGCTGTAGAGTTTATCTACATACCAATGCGTATTCAAAGAACTGGAACTATTGCAGGGCAAGCATCAGCGTAATTGATGTTGGACAAAACCTCAAATTTTTGTCCAGCTCAAATACCATAAATAAACATATATTAGGAAGACATACAAATGGCAATATCATCACTTACTAGATTAACTGTTCCAGCACCAGGCGGTGTAGGGAGCGATCAAAGTCCGTCAGCAAACGGCTTGCTGATGCCAAAACTCAAGTATCGCTTTCGCGTTACTTTTAAAGGATTTGGAACAGGCGGAGCATCGCAGACGTTAGAATTGACCAAACAGGTTGTAAGTTTCACCCGCCCTAATGTGACATTTGAAAACATTGATCTTCCAATCTACAACAGCACAATACGTTTAGCTGGTAAACACAATTGGCAAGATCTTACTTGTGAAGTTCGTGACGATGCAGGTGGCAATATTGCTACGTTGGTTGCAGAACAATTACAAAAACAATTGGATTTTGCAGAACAAAGTTCAGCTGCAGCCGGTATTGACTATAAATTTGAAACAACATTTGAAGTGTTAGACGGCGGCAACGGCGCCAACACTCCTATTGCTCTTGAAACTTGGGAAATTTATGGTTGCTATTTACAAGCAGTCAACTACAATGATGCCAACTACGGCGACAACAACCCAATGACTGTAAGTATGACTATTAGATTTGACAATGCTTACCAAGCAACGAATTCTAAAACTAACGCAGCCACTGGTGTAGGCAGTCTAGGCTAACAGCCTATGTCAAACGATAATCTACAACCCATGCCACCTAGTGGCGGGCTAAGAGATTACACACACGCTTCCAAAACATTTGGTGTTAAAGGAGGCAGTTATAATCTTGCTCCTCGCAACAAGTTTTTATTCTATGTTTATTTTAATTTAAACACCAACATACCTGCGGTATCAAATTTAATTTCGGGCGGTAAGTCCAGTGTGATAGGCCTTATGGTCAAGACTGCACAGTTACCAAGCTATCAAATTGATGTTGGCACAATGAATCAATATAATCGTAAAAGATTGATTCAGACCAAGATTAACTATAATCCGGCACAGATTGTTTTCAATGATGATCACAGCGATCTCATACGTAATATGTGGTATCAATATTATCAATATTACTACAGTGATCCAACTTATAAATATGGCAACACACCTGCTCAAAGTGGAATACTAGGACAGATTAGTGGACTGCCTAGCGGATTCAGTTATGGTGCCAATGACACTTATACTCCTAGTCGCGCAGTCCAACACTGGGGTCTCAGTGGACAAGGTTATACCAATCCCACACTACAGTCTTTGGCCAGTTCATTGCTGATGGGACCGGCCAGTGGGGTAGAACCGTTTTTCCGCGATATTACCATATATGGCATGGCTCAAAAAAGTTATGCTCAATATACCATGATCAATCCTTTGATCACTGAGTGGACACACGACACTTATGATTACAGTCAAGGCAGTCAAGTGGTAACGCATACAATGAATATACGCTACGAAGCAGTTAAATATTATTCTGGCGACATTGGCGGCGCCCAACCTAGTGACCCAGTAACTGGATTTGCAGACCCAAGCCACTACGACACAGAAAAAAGTGCTATTGCCAAACCTGGTAGCACTGCTATACCAAATCCTGGCGGCAGTAAGCAAGACTTACAAGCATTGGCCACAGGACAAAATACTTTACAAAATGTTATTGGTGCAGTTGGTCAAGGCTTGGTTCCAGCGGCCAGTGCGTTCCTGGGTGGACAACTTGCAGGCTCTGGTGCATACACACAAAATATTTTAAATAACCTTGCGCCAGCAATAGCGGCCAGCACTCCGCAAGCAGCACAAGCATTGTGGAATATTCCATTAGGCCCTCGTCCTACAGCAACAGCTCAAGATAATCAATCGCCTATTACTGCTAGTTTCAACGCTGACGGATCAGTAAATGCTACCGATCCAAACGCATGGGGAGAAGGTTAACCATGGGTTCAGTAAATGCAATCAATAACAAAACTGACCAAACAGTTCAGATATATGATCGATTCTATGGTTACCAACAACAGGTTCCAGTTGATCAGTATGATGCTGTCAACAGTTACT